TGGAGATCAACAGATACATATCCTCGTCCATATGGTTCAGTGTGGTTTAAAACTTCAGCAACTGGTAACGGTGCTAATTGGGGTCTTAAAGAATACAATAGCGCAACAGCCAATTGGGATTTATTAGCAGCTCCACTATATTCAAGTGATACTGCTGCTATCCAAGGCCTAGACCTAATAGGCGGCGGAGCTAACTTACCATCAGGTACTACATACGTCAAATATGACACAGTTGGCAACAACACAGGCTCATTTAAACCATATGTTAAAAACGTAGCTGGTTTATTAAAAATTACAGGCAATGTGGCAGGTGGTTCAGCAACTTACAGTATCGGTAACAGCTTTACATTAGAAGTTTCAGTTCCTGGCTCAACAGTTACACAATCAGCAACAGTTACATTAACAGGTACTAATGCACAAGGATTAGTTGGTGATATCTTAAGTGCTGGTTTGACAAATATAAGTTCTGCTATTGAAACAACAGGTGCTATCAGTATCAGTCATCAAGCAGGCGGTACTATTAAAATTACATTAGGCACAGGTAATCCATTGGGTATGGCTGGATTGTTGGCTGATAGTAAAGTACAAACAATCACAGCAGGCAGCGTGTATTTGGCCAGCCCATTCACGGCTCTGACTTATACATACTCAACTACAGCACCATATAGTAATCCAATGGATGGTACATTGTGGTACTATAATAACCCATTAGAAGTTGACGTTATGATCAGCACTGGGTCAGCATGGAAAGGATACCAAAATGTAACCAACGATGCTCGCGGCTATAATCTGGCTAACACAGATGACAGCGGTGTTATTATGAGTGCGACACAACCAACAACACAAAGCGATGGTTCAAGTCAACTAGCAGCTGGTGATTTGTGGATTGACACAGGCGATTTAGAAAATTGGCCAGTACTATATCGTTACAACGGCAGTACATGGGATCTAATTGACAAAACAGACCAAGTTTCAGCTGATGGCGTTGTGTTTGCTGATGCACGATGGTCCGCAACTGGTGCAATCAATCCAATCACAGCAGATATTCCAACAATTGTTAGTTTATTAACCAGCGATTACTTAGATCCAGATGCTCCAGACTACCGTCTATATGCTCGTGGTACATTGTTATTCAATACACGTCGTAGTGGTTACAATGTTAAACAGTTCATGAGTACAGAGTTTGCTGATGCTACAGTAGCACCAGCAGGCACAAGTGAAACTATGCCACCATCAGTACTAGCAACATGGGTAAGTCATAGTGGTGCGGATCCTACAACAGGTGTTCCATACTTTGGCCATAAATCACAACGTGGTGTAGTTGTCACAGCAATGAAAGCAGCTATTGCTTCAAGTACAGCACTACGTGAAGAACAAACACAGTTCAACTTGATTTGTGCTCCTGGCTATCCAGAACTAATCGGAGACATGATCACACTAAACAATGACCGCAAACAAACAGCGTTTATTATTGGCGATACTCCATTAGATCTGAGTTCAAACAGCACAACATTACAAGCATATATTAAAAATTCAGCACTGGCAGCAGACAACGGTCAAGACGGCCTAGTAAGCCACAGTGAATTCTTAGGAGTTTACTATCCAAGTGGTCTAGCTACTAACCTAGATGGCAACAGTGTAGTTGTTCCACCAAGTCATATGATGTTGCGTACATATATCCGTAGTGACAATTTAAGCTATCCATGGTTTGCGCCAGCTGGTGTACGTCGTGGTGTGATTGACAATGTCAGCTCGATCGGTTACATTGATATCACTGACCAAAACGTATTCCGTAGTATTGGTGTAACACAAGGTCTACGTGATGTACTATACACTGACAATGTCAACCCAATCACAGTATTACCTGGTGTTGGAATAACAGCATATGGTCAAAAAACACGTGCTAGTACGACTTCAGCAATGGATCGCGTAAATGTGGCTCGACTAGTATGTTACCTACGTTTGGTACTAGATGCTGTGGCTCGTCCGTTCATATTTGAACCAAATGACACGATCACACGTAACCAAGTTAAAGCAGGCTTTGAAGCTGTGCTAAATGACATTGTTGCTAAACGTGGTATCTATGACTACTTGGTAGTTTGTGATACAACCAACAACACTCCGGATCGTATTGATCGTAACGAACTATATATAGACATTGCTATTAAACCAGTCAAAGCAATTGAATTTATCTACATACCAGTACGTTTAGTTAATACAGGAGCTCCGTTAGCAATCGTTTAATATACGCACATAATGGGAGAGGCAACTCTCCCATAATGCAAACGAATAACAGGTAAATACTATAAAGTATTAAAAGGAAAATAAGATGGCAACATCATCATTAAGTAAATTTACGGTACCGTTAGCCAGTAACCAAAGTGCAACAGCACAAGGTCTGCTAATGCCAAAACTCAAGTTCCGCTTTCGCGTGACTTTTGAGAATTTTGGAGTAAGCCAACCAACAACAGAATTAACAAAACAAGTTATGGATTTCAAACGTCCTACTGTTGAATTTGGTGAGATTGAAATACCAATCTATAACAGTCGTGTTTATCTAGCTGGTAAACCTACATGGACAGCAGTTACTTGTAATCTACGTGATGATGCAGGTGGCGAAGTTGCTAAACGTGTTGGCGAACAGATGCAGAAACAATTTGACTTCATGGAACAATCATCAGCTTCAAGCGGTATCGACTATAAATTCTTAACACGTTTTGAAGTACTAGATGGTGGTAATGGTGCTAACACTCCTACAGTTTTAGAAACATGGGAATTATATGGTTGCTACCTAAGCCAAGCTGACTATGGTGATTTCAACTATGGTACAAATGACCCAGCTACAATCGCACTAACTATTCGTTATGACAATGCTATCCAAACTCCAATTGGTACAGGTATTGGATCAGCAGTAGCTAGAACAATTGGTACCACAATTACTGGTTAATTCCAGACGAAACAACTACAAAAGCCTGGTTAAAATCCAGGCTTTTTTTTGGCGATAAATAATATAAAGACGAGACACTTACATGGCAGGATTTTTTGATCAGTTTTTAAAACAATTAGGTACCGGTGATGAGATAAAAGATTATCGACATGCCGCACGAACCTTTGTTGATGGTTTATACAGATTAAGTCCTAAAAGTGGTGCACTGTTTCATGTATATATTGATGTCAACAATAGTATAGCTAAACGAGATCCAACAAACCCCAATGCCATTTATGAAATAGGTCTGATGGCTAAAACAGCACAGCTACCTAAATTCACTATACAAAATAAAATTCTAAATGCCTACAATAGAAAGAACATTGTACAAGAACGTATTAACTACGATCCGATCAGTCTTACGTTCCACGATGACAGCAGTGATGTAATACGTAATTTTTGGGAAGGTTACTATACATACTATTATAGAGACGCTAGTCACTCAGCTGAAGTATACGGTCAAGATCACAAATATAAACCACGCCAAGATCAAAATTGGGGATTCACTCCAAAGAATACAGGATCAGGCACACCTAACTATATCAATAGTATTAGAATTTATAGTCTACATCAAAAATATTTTAGTTCATATATATTATTCCGTCCTACGATCACATCTTTTGCACATGGACAACATGAACAAGGCAACTATGCTCCATTGGAACATAGTATGACCATAGCCTATGAAGCAGTACAATATGAACATGGTCCCGTTAGCAAAGGTACAGTTATGGGCTTTAACATCATGCACTATGATAATACTCCGAGTCCACTGACTAGTGTTGGTGGCGGCACTACTAGCATTTTGGGTCCAGGCGGTCTGGTACAAGGCATTGGTGATTCTGTAACTAATTTAGAAAACGGTAATTACGGTGCGGCATTGATTGGCAGTCTACGAACATTCAATAACTTTAAAAATGCAGATTTAAAAACAGTAGCTGGTGCCGAACTAGCCGCAACAGGTATGAGCATCTTGCGTGGTCAAAATACACAATCAACAGTATTTGTTCCAACAGCGGCCAGCGTAACAGATGGATTAAGTAAAGCAGTACACAGTATTCCTGGATTGATAGGTAGCACACCATCAAATAAAGGAATACCTAATATTAACAGTCAAAGCAATGATGTTCCTTCTTCTAATGCCGGCACAATCTTCATGTAGGAATAATTATGACAATCTACGGAAATCTACCACCTTTAAATGCTGATTATTCTACTACAAGTTTTTTTGAAAACTTTTTTAAACAATCACCCAATGTCAGTGAAAACACCAACGATGCTGTTATTGGATATTTCCAAAGTGTAACAGGCGATAAAGAAAGTGGTATTACTTTGGCAGCTGCTGTACTTTATACAGCAGGACAACAAGGTATTCAACCTATGGAATTGATTGATGAATTCCGTCGATTAAAACCAGGCGAACTTAATGCTTATCTGACCATGTTCCTTAATATGAACCGTGTAAGCACTAGTCTACTAGGATTGAGCAATCAAC